GTGTTATCTATGTTTGTGAACCATGTGTAAAATTCAATGTTGCCTGTAACAACTTCGGAACTGCCCATTGCTCCTGATCTTTCTCCGACCATGTGTGTCTCCGTCTTTTGTACTATTTATCAGATTATTAGATTTGTCATCCAAAAAAAATCCCCACGTAAGAGTGAGGATTTTTTATACAAAAAATTATTTTTATGCTAATTCAAATGTTTTTGCTGTAACTGTAGCATTAGCCAAATTGACTCCGTCAACTGTACCTAATGCTTGAATAACGTCTTCTAAGTGAACTGCTAAAGTTTCGCTGTTACTTCCGTCATATGTATCAGTACCTTTTTCTCCATCGACCATAAATGCCATTGATTGATTTGTATCATACAATGCACTATAACCAAGTATAGAGAGGTTTTCATTTAAAATAGAATGTATAACTGTTTGAATTGTACTTGCAGGACCAGTTTTTGCATCTACGGCCGCTCCAAATCCAACTTCAAAAAATGTTGGTTTTAGGCCTATCATAAACTTTTCTTCATCTACATGTACAGGATTCACTTTAGTTTGTGCCATTTTAGTCTCCTATGTTGTTGGACATTACGTCCTATGCAATTATTTATCTAATTTTCAATCACAAAAAAAGGCAGTATAACTGCCTTTTAATGTTGTAATAAGTTAAACTTAGAAACTAACGTCTGCAATAACGTGACCTGCGATGTCACCGTTTGCTAGGTTATCTGCACCTTCAAGGATCATGTTTACAACTGCTTGACTATCTGCAGTGAAACTTCCTACTGTTAAAACTGTTAGGTTCAAGTTTTGGACTGAACTAACTAATGATGTTAATTGTGCCGCACTAATGTTTCCTGATTGCTGAGTAAAACTCTTAAGGAATACATCTTTACCAATAAACTCACCAGCCGCCGCCGCTCTGTTATCTGTTAATGCCATTTTTATCTCCTAAATTTTGTATAGTGTTTACTATACGTTTATTATTATTTATCATTTTCGTCATAAAAAAAGGCGATATAAAACCGCCTTTTTCTATTAAGTTTGTAATTAACTAATAACCATTCCTGTTCCAAGTGTTACAGTTGCACCTGAGAAATCATAGTTGTTGACTCCGTCGTCATCACCTATTCCTCTGATTTGTGCTTGTAAAGCCGCCGCATCAAATTGACTTCCGTCTACTACTGCGTGGATTTGACCTGCACTTGCTGAAGGAATAACATACAATAATGGTTGAATAAAACCTAATGCTCTTTCTACTGCTTCAAAAGATGCATCATCTTCTGATTGTAGATCAGCACCTGTGTCTACCAAAATTGCTAGTATATTTGCTTTTGAAATTAAAGAACCAGTTGCAAACTCACCTACACCTGCTCCATTTCCTTTTGATTGTGCCATTTTTTTTCTCCTAAATATGTAATAGGCGTTTACCTATTTCTTAATAGTATTTATCAAAGTTATTTAGAAAAAAATTGTTATTTTGAAGAACCTTTAGGTTTTGAAAGCATAGTATTCCAATCTTGTCCCAAACCTATACCTCTATTGACAGCATCAACACCTTTACCTATAACAGGAGGATCTCCTAGTTTTTTCCAAAGATAAGCACCCAATTTGCCTAATGGATCAGACGTTGAGTCAGGATCAGCGGCAAATTTTCTAGCATTTTGGTTACCCACTTGAGCACCTCTACTTCTTGCTGGTTCGTCACCTACTTGTCTCACACTTGAACCTGATGCTTTTGGGCCTTTATCAGGAATAAGTGCCCTTTGCTTGTCTTTTTCTACTTCTTGTGTTGCTCTAGATATTAATTGTGCTATTGTTTGAAACTCAGGTTTAGTTCTTAATTCTTGCATCTTTTTTGCAACAAGCCTGTCGTTTGGATCTCCGCCGGCATACATACCTGCGATGGTTTTTGTAACATCACTTTGATCTTGCTGTGATAAACCTTCTGAAATTATTTCGTATATTTTCATGTTTGCCTTTGTCTTCCACTTGCCCAGTAACCAGCAATAGCACCGATTCCTGTTCCTACTTTCTTATATTTATCAACATTCTTACCAAACTTTTTACCAATTTTCTTTCCTATGACTCTTCCTGCTATTGCTCCTGCGGCCGTGCCAGCAACTCTTTTGCCTAAACTAGGCTTATCATACTTTGGTGTAACTTTAAATCCTCTGTATTTAGACATTGTTGAAAGTTTTGCTACTAATTCAGAACCCTTAGCAATTCGACGAATTTCTTGTAAACATTTTGCAGTTACTAATTGTCTTTGCGTAAAACGTAAATTTTCCCAATCCATAATTAATCTACGCCATTGTTTATATCTACCATCTTTTATTTTTAGTTGAGATTCTAATCTAAACAAATAAGGACTTGCTAATTTATCTTGCACTTTATCAGTTGAAATATTTCTTATAAAGAAAAAATGTTTTCTATCTTCAAATTTTAGTTTTCTAAGAAACCTCTTGCTGTCCATGTTATTTTTTAATCTAAATGTTTTTACATCAGGATTAGATACAATGTTTGCTAACAAATATAAATCTGTACTATGGCTTTTAAACATTTTATAATTGCCATATTTAATTGTCTGTCCTGCATAACTTCTAGAATAATCATATTGCTTATCGTCTTTATGCATCATATATAGAGATAAAGTATTAAGATATAATAAATTTGCGGCGTCTCTGCCGTCAATATCATTTAAGTTTCTAGTAGTTCTGTATAGCCTTGCTTCTGCTATTTCACTGTCTAAAAGTTCAAAATTAAATTTTTTCTCTGGTATGTAAATGCTCATGCCCCTGGCCTCCCAGTACCAAAGTTTAATCTGCTAAACTCTAGCCTATCTACTAATTTTAATGCATTACCCATTCTGTCTACTGCAACAAAACCCTCTTCACCTGTTACTTCATATCCGTTTTCTGTTTCTTTAAAATTTGTTAATTTTTGTATTTTCTCTATTTTTTTTACAATTAAGTTCTTTGCTGAAATTACTTTTAAATATAAATCATATACAGATACAATTTGAGGAACATGCTGTTTTATAAATTTAACACCTTGTACCATCATATCTGTTGCTTCGTCTTGCTTTGCCTGTGTTTTATATGCATCTATTTTCTTTTGCATAAATTCTATATATTTTTGAACGAACCCTTGGGCAAACTTTGTAGGCTCATCAAATGCACCTGCTCTTATATTGTTATTAACATGTGCTTTTAATTGCTGTAAAAAGTCTTTTCCAATTAATTCGTTACCTTGTTCTAACCATTTAAATGTTTCTGAATCTATACCTTTAAGATATGTACTTGCATCTTTTATAGAATTCATAATACTATTTGACTCGACATCTGTAAGAGTTACTGTGCCAGTAAAATCTTGTATTATCGCATCTCTGTGCCACACACTTGGTGTTTGTCCTAACACAGATGAATTAAAACCAAACTTTGCTGTAGTGTCAGATATTGTAGGACCGCCTACATATTCTGTATGCCATACAATACCAAATTCAGTATTCTCTATTTCTTTTGCAAGATCACTATCACTAGGAATTGCATATACTATTGTGTTTGGCTTAAAAATTAAATAGTTTTCGCCTTCTATGTTTGCATTCTGTAACATGTCTTTAGTATATAACATATCACCTTGTGCTACTGTATTCCAATTTAAATTTTTTAAAGTTTTTAATGCTACTTTTAATTTGTCATTTAATCCTTCTGCTGGATGATTTTCATCTATATCTTTATCTGTGAAATTCATTTTAGGACTTTTTGCAAAAACTCCTTTAGTACCTACAAAAAATTTTCCAGTCGCAGGATCCCTACCAGCAACAATGGCTGGTGCTCCGTCCCATTTGGTTGTCATTGATATAGGTGCTTTTGCATTACCTTCTAGCATTTCGTGTAGACTGTATAGATAGTCTACTGCTTCTTTGGCACCTTGAAATCCTTTATTGAATATATTATCTTCTAAATGCTCTAAGTGAACATTCTTTCCTGCTTTGTTCTCAAGAATAATTTCGCTAAGAACATTTTTGAATAAATCAGTGTATTTCATTGTTCTTAAGAATCGCCAAAATCTAATTCAGGGTTTGTTGCTTTCCTACCTCTTGGTTTATAATTTTTAGGATCAGACTTACCTGTTGCAGTAAATAATTCATCTTTTGGTTTACTATAACCTAATCGGTTGAACCTACTTACTAAAATAACTTCGCCTTCTTTTGCAGAAGGTTTGATAATTTTTGCTTTGATATACTGGCCTTCTTTTCCAGACTTTTTACCACCCATGTGATATACAATGGTATTATTTTTAAAAGTTTTTGCAGGTTCTAACTTGCTGATTAAGTCTGCTTCAGAATCTTTTTTTCTATTTTCTGAATGATCGTGATTATCATTTTTTAGCAAATTCCAACGTTTAAGAGCGGCTTCATATGATGATGGAACTTCTTCTGGTTCCATTTTATCAAAATCGAATTTAAGTTGAGTTGCTTTTGAAAGATCAGGTACATCACCAGAACCGCTAGTATCTTCATCGTTTTCTTTTTCTATACTCTTAAGAATATCATCTGGAATATCTACAACTGTTTTCCAAGGATAACCTTCTTTTTCAACATCTCGTCCTTGCTTTAATAATACTTTACCCATTTCATTTGCAAGTTTAAGTAATTTTATTGCATCTGGATCATTAGGTACTTCTGGATCTTCGCCTGCTTCTTTTTTCTTTTTAGAATCTTGTATTCTTGCGATAAGACTTTTTAATTTTCCTTTTGTAAATCCATATCCTCTATCTAACATTCTTCCTAAAACACCACCAATAAATGCACCAGCCTTTTTACCAAAATTTGCTGTTGGATCCAATCGTTGTTTCATACCAAAGTCCCAAGACCTAGGAAGTTTAAAAATTGTACCTCGTCTTGGTTTAGTACCTGTGGCATTATACCCTGCCGCTTTCATAAGAGCGGCATCTAAACTTGAACCTTGTGTAACAGTAATGGGAGATACATTAGGATCATAATTTGGCTGACTTGCTATTTTAGAAGCAATCCAAGCCTTTGCTCCTGCATTCCATTTAAATTCATTTCCTTTCCACTTAACAACTTGGTTGTCCTTTACTACAATTTCGCCTGGTTTAATAGCATTTAAATTTTCATCTTCCATAGCGGCAGTTACATAACCTGCACGTTGTATGTCGTCCATTTTGTTCCAAAGTTCTTTGGTGATAAGTGGGTCGGTATCTAAATTTTGTAAAGCAATTCTCTGTGAAGGAGATAGTTGATCCCAATCAATTCCTACTGGCTTAGTATCAGGCTCTGTAGGATTGATAACATTGCCTTGAGGATCGTAAAGTGTTATTTCACTAATCTTCATTAGATAATTCTCTCTGAGATTCTTTTATAACTTTAGATATACCTCTGGAGAATTTTTTAACGTCTTTGCCTTTTATACTATTGATTAATCTATTAGTGAGATCTTTTGCAGTTTTCTCATCATAGTGTGTTTCGATCTGCTCGATAAGTGTAATAGCACTATGTATTACATGCTCGCCTCTGTTTGAGACAACATAGTTCCTATCACGATCAACTGAAATTTGATTAAGTTCCTCTAATATACTACGAGTTTTACGCATGATTCTCCGATTCTAAATATCTATATATGCTATTTATCATTATAAGTCATTCTTCTTCAAGAACTCACGCATGTTCATAGCCTGGCTCAATGTGTCTTGAGATTCAGGTTCATCTGCCTTTATGGCGTTTCCTCTTTTCAACTGATCTACTAGAGAATTTGTAGTCATTGTTAGTGTATCTTCATCATCTTCTGATAAATCTTCTATTCTTAGTGTGTCAGGATCAAATCTTAAATCTACTTTTGTGCCTACACCACTACTACTTCTTGTTTTCATAAACTGTATTTGATATCTACCCTTTTCTCTCATAGCATTACTTGTAAAAATACCCACAACATTATCTGCTGTTTGCACTTTACTAATACCACCTGCTATATGGTGATGATCAAATTCTATTTCTTCTACTGCACCTCTGTTTAACTGCGATGCAGTAACAAATAATAAGTCTCTTTCTACTGCTAAATTACGCAACTCTTCAGATACATATTTGTCTTTTATAAACAAATCGCCGCCACTTACCTTTTGACTTATTGGCATCATTAAATCTAAATAATCTACAAGCAAACAGTCTACTTTCTCTCCGCATTGTATTTCATACTCTCTTAAAAATGTTCTAATATCATTTACATTTACACCATTAGGCATCTGTTTTACTCTTAGTTTACCAGCACCTTTGGCTTTCATACGAACTTTAAGATCAACATCATCAATGTTTTTCATTATTTCTTTTGTGCCAAACCCACTTACCATAGCATCAAGACGCATACTAATTAATTGCTCACTTAACTCTAAACTTATATATACAACATTATAACCTGCTTGTACCCAATTGACTGCAAAGTTTTGTAAGAACAAACTTTTACCAGCACCAGAACCACCAGCAAATATTGTCATCTCTCCTCTGTTCAAACCGCCATATAATTTTTGATCTATACCTTTCCAGCCTGTACTTATTGCACCTGCTTGTTTCTTAATCCATTCTAATCTTTCTTTTGGATTTTCAAAATAATCCAATCCTAAATCTTTTACAAGTCCTACTTGGCTTGCATCTTTAATTTTGTTTTCTACTGTACCATAATCTTGTTTCTCTAACAAGTCAGTACTTTCTATAATTGCTTTTTCTAATGCTTTGTGTCTACAAAATGTTTCAAACTCATTCATAAACCAATCATGATGATCAGGTGTTACATTTGGTATAGGTTCTAATTGCACACCAGCCGCCGCACTAACTTGTTCTGGTGTTGGTATTGCATTATGTTTTGTGCTATGATTAATGAATAATTCTACTGCTTTTCTGTATTTTAAATTAAAGAATTCTGCGTTTACAATATTTTGACATCTCGCAAAAAGATCTTTATCACTAAGTAAAAATCTTAAGAAAAGTTCTTGTGTTTCTTCATTATAATTTTGTATATCACTCATAATTTTTTATCTCATTAATTATATATCTTGCAAACAATTTATGTCCTGCATCGTTTGGATGGGTATCACTAGTACTAATAATGTTATTTCCTGCAACAATACTAATAGGTTTTACAAAATTTCCTGGGACAATTAAATCTACATTATTATCTTGTGGAATACACCTTGAACTCATTCCTGTAAAAATATACTTTACATTGTTTTGATTAAAATATGCTATTGCAGTATTAATTAAATTAAAAGTTTCTTGCTCAACTGTTTTTATTGTTCTATGTAATAATGAATGTTGTATAAAATTTTTAACTTTTTTATTAAGTTCTTGTTGATCTAAATCACTTCTATTAAATGACCTATCGTCAAGAACAACATCATTTTTACACATGCCAATCCAAGTATCAAATTCTGCATCATACCACTCATCTCTAAACCAATCAGATAATTGTATTACAAAAAAAGTATCGTGAATAGCATGAGTCTGAATATATTCCAATGTACGTCTTAGTATTCTTTTATTACTACTGCCTATCCAACTTTCGTTAATTACATCATAACCTTCTAAAAAATCTGGCCATGCAGATTTATTTTCTAAAGAATTTCCATAACTAAAACTGCAACCATTTACATATATTTTCATAACATTTTTGCCTTCACTTGCGTTTTAAGTTTATTATCACTTGCATGTTTTATGATACTAGCCACCGTTGCAAGTCTACCATATTTCTGTACTGCATCAGCGGCGTCTTTACAGTCTGCATGCCAAGGCGGAATACTAACTTCCCAACCAAGTTCCAGTGCCTGATCTATTAATTGTTTACCGGCACTATCTCTATCAGGACATAAAATAATTCTCTTACCTAACTTATCTAAAAGATGTGCTTGTTCAGGAGTTACAGAATTACCTTGAACACTGATGCCATCTATCAATATAGCATCTATAACACCTTCAACAATAATTACAATTTCTCTTTCACTACTTGCAAAACTATCTATATTAAAAACATATCCTGCCTGTGTCTTATGCAAATATTTTGGAGTTTCTTTAGAGGGAGGATTTATGTGCCTGGCAGTCCAACCTACCAACTCACCGTTGTAAGAGAAAGGAATTACTAATCTTTGCTTATATAGATTCTCATCAAAATATAAGAGTGGATATAGACCAAGTATTTCTCTCTCCTGGGCATACAATCTTACTGGATGGTCAGCCGGTAGGTCTTCTACTGCACTTGCACTTTCAGGAAGTTTTTCTGTTTGAAACCTTGACAAATTATATACATAATCTGTTTCAATGTCAACTTCTAATACTTCTCTGTGTTTTAATAATAAAATTTGTAACTTGTGAATTGTTTCTTGTGTTTCGCCTAAAGCCAATGTTAAGTCTTTATATTTTTTACCTAAGTTAGGTCCAGGTGTCCAGCCAGTTGAAAAATTACAATTAAAACAATTATAACTTATTCTTGCTCCGCTTGTAATTACTCCTCCTCTTTTTCTTTTATCACTACACATAGGGCAGTTTAATGTTATCCAGCCACTAGGAGTTTTACTAGACTTAACCGGCAGGTTGTCTAACAGAAGGCGATGCACTCGCTCTACTAAAGAGTCTATATCCATAATGTTATTATACAGGATTTTTAAGAAATGTCAACTAGTTTCTAAGTAAAATCTGAGATATATTGCCAGAATCTGGCGTATGCAATACTCTGATCCAATTAGCATTAAGTTGAAATGATCTGTGAACTATATTACTTTGTGCTGTTAATGGTATTTTTTCTACTTCGAACCAATCTATACTAGCATCATCACTTCCTGGAGAATTTTCTACGCAACTTCCTTGAATTGTTATATTACCCGTATATGCACTTGGGTAAATTGCTAAACTATGATAGGCATGATTGAAGTTCCTATCTTGGTTTCCAAACAATGCACTTGTAGTGAAAATATTTGCAGGGTCACCTGAACCTGTTGATGCAACTTGAGTAAAAGAATTTGCTAATTGTGTTTCAACTGGACTTTGATCAATTTGTTCAGTAATTTCTATTTCAAATTTAAGATTACTGTTTTGATCTGAAAATACAGGATAGTCTCTACTATCTTGCTTTTGCCTTGCTATGTAAATATGATATAGACCTGCGTCTACATTATTTAAATCACCATCTATAAGTTCTAACATAACTTGACCTACTTCGCTAGTATGTTCTAAGTTCTTTTTAAAAACTCTTCTTTTTGTTGTAGGATTTATAAGATAAGCAACAAGTGTATCACTGAAAACGTTTTGAAGTTTTCTGTCTTTATCTCTTATGTTAAAATATAATTCGTTAGTTAATCCTTTATGTGCTGTTAATTTTTTATTGTTCATAGGTCTATTGTCCACGTAAATTCCGTTATTGTCCACCACCAGATCAATAGTGTCATTGTAAAGATATAATCTGTAGTCTCCATAACTCATAAATTTATTGCTCGTTCTATATCAGTATTTATCATATCTGTGACTAAATAAAGTTGTGGATAAAAGCAATCTTATAGATCAAACAAAAGAACGATATCCTTTTCTTACAGGTATCAAGTATGCAAATAACGAATATGTGGGAGTTGTAGTAAATCACGACAATTCAATACTAACTTTTTATGACATAGATAAAATTCCAGATGTAGAAACTAAAAAAGTTTTTTTAGAACTAGGCGAAATATGGTGGTGGGAGTCAAATAGACAATTACCTATAGATGTTTTTTTACATCATGAGATGAAACCTTTTCACAGTTTTTTAAGTACGTTTATAATGAAAGATGTAGAAATTTTATTTGGGCCAACAACATCTTTACAAAAATTATTGCGTAAAAGAATAAAAAGAAGAGGAATACAGTTAGTTAGGAAGACTGATTAAGATTTTCAACTATTAAGTTTAGTTGAACTACTATAGCCAAAGCATAGCCATAACTGTGACTTCTCTTAAAAAAGTAAGTTTCGTTATCTGGCCTAACCCAAACATCATTTTCAATGTCCTTCCAATCCTTTCCTACCAAATGACGTTTACCTGGCCTAATCATAGCAAGTATCATTGCTAATTGATCTATGCTTTTAGGTGGATGTTGCTTAACTATTTCAAAGTGATTATTAATATGAAATAGTTGCTCAACTATTTCTTTATGTTCAAACAGTTCCCACATTGGTTCTACGTTTACCAGCCTATCTAAATGTGCTTCATCTATTACATCTTTGTAAACATGATTGTTTAAAAAGTCAACTTTAAACCAACCATCTTCTTCTGCTTGTTTATGATCTATTGTACTAAAGCCTTCTAGTGGAAACTTTGGAATATTCTGAAAGTAGACGCCAGTATTGTGTTTAGTAAACTCACCATCCTTTTCAATACTTGCAGGAGTAATATTAACTAACTTGAGAAAGTCATCTCTGTTAGCCATATCGATATCTACATCAAAATCAATCTGCATTGAATAAGGAACTCCACTTCATTAATTTTTGCTCTTTTAAAAACATTCTGTCTTTTATTTGTTCTTCTGTAACCAACCCGTCT